TTTAGTTGGATCGAGTGTATAACCACTAGCTCCTGTACCATCTAATTTATCACCATTCCAAGCTGACTGTGCAATTGGATCATCAACACTTGAACCTGATGTATAACTTCTTCTTACAATTTGATAACCTGTTCCAGTGTCTTCAAAAAAGATTCCATTGTTTGCATCAAAAGTTCCAACACGTTGTTCTAATCCAGATTCTTGTGCATTCATTACAAATGTATTAAATATCATTAATGATTTACCTGGTTGATAAGACATAACTCTTTTGGATTGTCTTATGACTTTATCGCCACTAGCTGTAGTTACATTTAAATTAACTGTAGATTTATTTGCGGTATATGAAACTGTTCCTGATCCAGTTAAAGATTCATCAAAAAGATTATTTTTTGACATTACATTTGTACTATCAAAAATAGTAAATGGATTAGAAACTCTTAGTCTTCCAAACGCATCATAAGCATTTGATCCATTTCCACCACCAATAACTGTTGGTTCAACGTTGACATTATTACAAGACATTAGCAACCAAACCTCATGTTATACCAAGTAAATCTTTCTAGTTCTTTTCTAAGATCATCTTGATAAGAAAAGTTTAATTCATTTTTGATAGTATCAACTGCACGAAGAATTTGTCTTTGGTTTTCAACATCATATTCTTCTTTAGGTTCTGGTATGTATGAAGTTATTCTAGCCATTATCTTCTTCCATCTGGTCTGACATCTACTCGTAAAGTTCCATAACGCCACGTTTCACCGGTGCCATCATTTTCAATTTTAATTGCAAGTAATCTTCCTCTCGCTCTAGTATCAACCTTATCAGTAGATGATGTAATTGTAAATGGTCCTAATGGTGAGCTTGTTGCAGATTGACTTGGATAATCATTTAATAATAAAGTTACTTTTGAATTACCTGTTAATACTTTAAAGTCAGGTATAAATCGTTTCATAGACATAATGTATTCTCCATCACCTCTAAAATCTGCCATTCCTGTTGATTGACCTGTAATATCTCTTCTTGCAGATATATCAAAATCTCCAGATTTAATAAAAGCATTAATAGATGTGGTGCCGGATGAATTGATTTGATCGGTTCCGGTTTCATGGGCATAGTAAGTTGATGCACCATATAAATTAGTTACACCTTGAATAGCAAAATTAGGTGTTCCTGTTCTATTATATTCTGTTGCATATGGTAAATCAAATACACCTTGATCAGCGTATGTACTTCTTGCTAATGAAGAAGTGGTCCAACAATTTTCTCCAAAATTAAATGTAACACATCGATCAATTTGTTCTGAACCTGATTTTGGATAGAACCAATTAATTTCATTATATAAAGAATTATGTTCTGCATAAACTACTTCTGCAGAATTATAATTTATACCTAAATTATTTCCAGTTGTAGTAAATACAAAATCTTCTACTAAACATGGTATAGCTTTTACCGTACCATCAAACATGAAAAATCCACCTTCACCTGACATCCAAAACACAATACCATTAGAATAACTCAATGCATGTTGACCAATTAATCCACAGTTTGTACCAACTTGTTTAACTGAAAAAGTAAATGGTGGACCTACATATTGAATTACATATGCAGAACTATCTGTTAGTACTAATGTATAATCTTTACCAGATACAGCTCCCATAATTTTATTACCTTTATCTAATCTAAACGTGCCTGCAGTATTAGTCGCGGTAGGAGTATAGGTATTATAATCTTCTTGATTAGAAAATCTTATAAACATTGGATCAACAGTTGTTGGATCACCAATAGTTGTTTCAGTTCCAAAATGAAATAAATGTCTATCTCTATCCGATACTTGAGTTAGTCTTGTTGAAGTTGGTGCACCAGACATTACGGTTGCTCGGATACTTCTTGCACCAGATGCTCCAGGATTCCATGTATATGTTTTACCATTGAATATAGTTGCAACTAATATCTGTCCAAAGTTATCAAGACTCCAGTTGCCTGGATCCAGAACCACGTCACTTACTGTTCTTTCAGTTCCCCATGTTGAATCACCCCAAACATATGTACCCCAACCATAACCCGCTGTTTGAAATACTGGACCTATAATTACATATGGAAGTATTTCTGCTGAACCAGTTCCAGAAGTAGTACCCGCTGAATTAGTAGGCATTGTAATTTCAAAAGTATTAGCTGTGACATTAGCAATTTCAAAAGTGTTGTCTGTAAAATCTGTTGTAGCATATCCAGAACCCGTTGGTACCGTCACAGTATCAAATGTAACATATCTTCCATTTGATAAACCATGTGCAGTTTTATTAACGGTTACTGTTGGTGAACCGGTTGAAGCATCAAAAGTTGCTCCAGTAATAGCTGCATCTAATGGAGTAATATCATAAAAGTCATCTCCATAATATAAAAATAAACCTTGTGATGTACCTATTGCTGCATACTTTTCACCTGCTAAGGATGTCCAAGTATGTTGTGCACGTGCAGCTCCTGGCAGCGTTTCATATTGAACTGTTAATTGATTCCAACCCCCTATTTTTTCAGGTAGTCCATATCGAAATCTAACAAAATCACCATCAACCCATTGAGACTCGGCTCCGGAATCAGTGACCATTTTGTTAAAACCAGGCTTGAAATTTAATTTTTGTAGCATATAACCTACTATATAATACTTATGAATATAATGAAAGCGAGAATAGTATGGTTCCCGGAACGGTTATCATACATAGATTTTGACTCATTGCAAGACAAAATAGACTGGGATCAGGACCATTTAAACAATGTTCGTAAATATATGAAAGAAGATGGTTTATTATTTCCCGCTGTATTTAAAGACAGTGAAATCCATTGTGGTCACTATCGATTTAAAATAGCAAAAGAAATGGGTTATGATGGTATTGATGCTTATAGAGTTGATACTTTTAAAGATGCTTTGCATTTGACTAATTTTACTGAATTATGCTATAAACACTATAAAGAATATAAAGAAAAAAATTATGTATGAATCGTTAACAGAAGCCACTAAATTTCATGCTGTAAACCAAGATAATTGGATTGGTGAAGCATTAGCAGAATACAAACATCAAATTTTTAATTTAATAAAAGAAAATAATATTAAAAACATTTTAGATTATGGTTGTGGTAAAGCAAAATTTCATTCTATTTTATTTAATAATAGAAAGGTTCCAGGATCTCCAATGAATGTAAATATAACTAAATATGATCCAGCTGTTGCACAATATGCAAATAAACCAACCGGAACTTATGACTTAGTTTTATGTATTGATGTCATGGAACATGTTCAAGAAGATAAAGTTGAAGAAGTTTTAAAAGATATTTTTAGTTATGGTAATAGAGTATTTTTAACTATTACTTGTTATCCAGCTACTCAAATATTACTCAATGGTAAAAATGCACACTATACTATTAAAGAACCTGATTGGTGGAAAGAAAAATTAAAACCTTATGATGGAAGTTATATTGCAATATTTCAAACAATGCCTGATCGAGGTGGTAAAGTAGTTAATAAAGAAGAATGGAAACCTAATGCTACGACATTAAAAAAATTAGAAAATAATGATAAAACATTAGATGAAACTCAAAAAGAAAAAGCAGAATTATTAAATGATTAGTCTATTATGAATAAAAAAAATAAAATAAATAATTTCATAGGTATATATGATAATTATATTAGAAATGAAGATTGTGATAAAGTTATTAAGCTTTATAATCAAGAAAATAAATTAAAAAGAACTCTGAATAGACAAGTGTTTGAAAGTGCAGATGTTTTAGATAAAATGGATAATCAGTTTTTTTGTGCAAAAGAAAATTTAGACGTTTGGATAAAAGACATGAAACCTTTGCTTTTTAATTTTGATATAGCATTAAAAAATTATGAAACTCAAACAGGAATAAAAAAAGCTTACAATGTAGACGGTTTTGAATATACATCACTTAAAATTCAAAAAACTTTACCGACAGAAGGTTATCATGTTTGGCATGTAGAACATGGTTCTATACTAGATCTTTCACAACGTGTTTTAGCTTATACTATATATTTAAATAATGTTAAAGAAGGTGGAGAAACAGAATTTTTAAATCAATCAATTAGAGTAAAACCTAAAAAAGGTAGAATAGTTATATGGCCTTCAGCATTTCCATATGTACACAGAGGTAACCCACCTTTATCTGGTGAAAAATATATTATAACATCTTGGTTAAAATTTAAATAATGGATCACACAGAAGCCATCGTTGAAATAAAAAATGTAGTAAATCCAATATTTATTAAAAAAATGGTAAATCTTATAAAACATAAATCTAAAAAAAACTTAACGGTTAAATCTGGTCTAAATAAAGATATTAGAAATGTAAAAGGTTACCATTTAAATCTTAATACACCTACTAATTTATTTTATTGGAATTATGTAAAAAAAGAAATAGAAAGACTTTATTTTTTTTATAAAAGTAAATTTCCAAAAATGGAAAGTAATAAGATAAATCAAATAGATTTATTAAAATATACACCTGGAGGAAAATATGAAATACATACAGATCATTATACAACAGCCACAAGACATTTAAGTATTATCATTAACTTAAATGATAATTATGAAGGAGGAGATTTAATTTTTACAGATCAAAAAGAAAAAGAAATTAAAAGATTAAAACTTGGTAAGGGATCCATTGTATTTTTTCCAAGTAATTTTATGTATCCACATGGTATTCAATCTATTACGAAAGGAACAAGGTATAGTATAGTTGCATGGCTTCAGTAGATTATAAATTAATTAAAAATTTTTTTATCAAAGAAGAGTTAGAAATATGTCAAAAATATTGTTATAATAAATTAGATGAAAATAAAGATTATAAATTAGACTTTCAATCTTTTTCTCCAGCTTGGTACAACGATCCTTTAATGAATTCTATGTTAAATACAAAATTATCTAAAGTAGAATTAGAATCTAAATTAAAACTTTATCCAACTTATGCCTATTGGAGATATTATATTTTCGGTGCAGCCTTAGCTAAACACACTGATAGGCCATCGTGTGAAATATCTGTTACGGCCTGTATAAAAAAATATGATAATTGGCCTATAATTATAGAAGGAACTTCTTTTGAATTAGAAGAAGGTGATGCAGTTTTATATTCTGGCTGTGATCAAAAACATTGGAGACCAGGTGTCTATAAAGGTGAAGGAATGGCACAAGTATTTTTTCATTATGTAAATCAAAGTGGTCCATTCAAAAACCACGCTTATGATTTACCTCTTAAGATGAATACGACGTAGGCCTTGCGCCTAATCTAGCAATTTTTTCAGCTTCAGTTTCAGGATTACCATCAGTATTATATTCATTATTTGAATCCCAATCAGATTGTAATTCAACTAAATGAACTGAATCCCATTTTGTAATAAAGTCTTGAAAGTTTCCTAAAACATTTGGATCATATTCTGAATGTGGAGTTTCGTCTCTATATTCAACTGAGTCTGTTCCAGCTCCATATTGAATTGCCCATATATTTGAAAATTTAGATTGATTCCAAAAAGCATCATCATTAATTTTATATCCTGTAGGAGTATTTGCCATATCACCTGATTTTTTTACAACTATTTTATCATCAAATATTACTGACCATGTTCCATTACTTGCCATAATTTTCTCCTAAGTTTTTATAATATATACCACTGTTAAATAAGGTTGAACAACTGAAGTTGCATCACCTGTAAAATTTGCACTCATATTATGAGAATGTCCATCACCAGAACCTGTAGAACCTGATGAAGTTGGTTCAACTGTACCTGACGAACCCCAACCTAAAAAAGAAGGATTAGGTGCTCCGGGTCCTCCTTGAAGTCTTTGTGATTTTGTAGGATGATTATGTGAAGCAAGTTGTGGCGTTGATAAAGTTGCGTTAGCTGTTGAACCACCAACGTTTCCAGTTGAACTAACTGTATTAGCACCACCGGTTGAAGCTAAAGTTTTAGTTGGTGATTTAGAAACTGCTACATTATCTTGTAAGTCAGGTAAATCGAAAGTTGTTGAACCATTGCCTGCTCCATAAGTTGTACCAATGATTGCAAATAAGTTTGCGTATGTTGATCTTGAAACTGCAGCACCATTACATTCTAAAAATCCAGATGGAATAGAAGAATCTGACCACGGTACAATTGTTGCTGTTGGGATACCTTCAATACCTGTAAGGTTTGCACCATCAAAATCATATCTAGTTGCTTCGTAGTTTGCCATCTATTATTTCTCCTTATAAGTCCAGCCAGTTGTTGCATCACCAGAATAAACTAATGTGAAACCAGCACCTTGTGTATTAATAACTAAGTCAGCTGCACTGTTTGCTATATTAGAAGAATTTCTTCCAACAGTCAACGCGTTTGTATTAAAATCATAACCTTGGTCAATAAATGAAACTTCGTCACCTGTACTTGGTGATGCCGGAAGCGTAATTGTTACAGGTGCAGCATTTGTATTTACTAAAAGTTGAGCACCCGCTTGAACTGTTTCAGCAGCACTAACTGCTCTCCAAACTTTTTCTTCAGAACCTTTATATACATTTGTTCCATCTGACCATAATTGATAAGTATGTCCTTCACATAAAAGAATACCTGTACCAGAAGTAGTTTTAAAAGTTAAAGTAAAACCTGCATGATCGCAAGCATCTTGAATTGTGTAAGTTTTTTCTATTGAATCTGGAATAGTAACATTAACGTTTGCAGCAAGTGTTCCGGTTAATTTAATAACTTCATTCTTACCATCTGATATTGCACCGTTTGTAAATGTTAAAGCTCTACTAGCGTTAGTTACGTTAAACGCATCATAACCACCAATAGCTTGTTCAAGAATTAATAAATTTGTATTTGTAATCTGTCCCCAAGTTCCTGAATTTTCTCCAGTTGCTTGTACAGTTAATTTTAAATTAGCTGATGTTGAATTTGCCATAATTTAAATTCCTTATTTGTATTAATTTACTAAAAATTTGAGTTCGTGTCAAACTCATTATGCAGCTCTTGTGGTCACTTCGGTCCAAGTAGGTGCTGTACCTGTATTTACTTGGTTCCAGATTAAAGTATTACCGTTATTTAAAGAAGAAGTCAAGCCAAATCCTGTTAAAGTTACATTAGCAAATCCTTTAGCTGTAATGCTTCCAACACTAGCTGACATAGCTATTCCGGTGACATCTGCCAAAGTTACGGCATCTAAGGTACCTAGTCCAAGACCTGCTGCAAAACCTGTTCCAGTAACTGTTACATTAGCCTCTCCAATAATAACTGTACCTACAGCTAAAGAAGCATTAAATCCAATACCAGTAACCGTTGCATCAGGAGAAGGATCCACTGTTCCTTCATCTGAAGTCATAGCTAGTGTTTCTACTGGTTCATTGCCCCAGGCACCGAAGCCCCATGTTTCTGAACCGTAGTAAGATGGCACAGTTGTGGATACTTCTGCAATAGTATTTGCATCTAATGTAGCTGTACCCAATGATGATGTTAATTCTTGACCAAGAGGTGTAACAATTTCTGGATCAAAACTTAAAGTCATGGTCATTGAAAGACCAGTAAGTTCTTCTATGAAAGATGCAAAAGCTTCTACAGTTCCTGTAGTACTAGTAATTTCTTCGCCAGTCGGTATTATATTTGCGTTAGCAGTTGTAGCAACTGTTCCTAAATTTGAAGATAATGCAATACCAGTTACATCTGCATTTTGTCCTGATATACCCCAAGTTTCAAAACCCCAAGTATCAGAACCCCAACCTACATTTATTTCTGTGTCAATTAATGGTGAACCTAAATTTGAAGATAAAGAAATTCCTGTTGGAATAACTTCTGGTGAAGAAAGTTCACCCCATTCACCATTACCCCAAACTTGACCACCCCATCCTATAGATGGATATGCTTGAGTTCCTGTTCCTAAATTAAAAGATGCACTTATCCCGTTAACATCTATCGTATTAAAATTAGATGCCCAAGAATTATCACCCCATGCGTCAGAACCCCAAGTAGTAGCCATAGGAATTTACCTCCTATAACTATTAACCAGAAATTCTTAAGATCGCTGCTGAAGTTGTAGCTGCTGGAAACTGAATTGTGAAAGTTCCTGATGTCGCTGTTTTATCTGCTCCAAAATCTAAAGCTGCAACAGCTGCATTAGCTACAGTTGCTGAAGTGTTATAGATTAAAGCTCCTCTAGCAGTCAAAGTTACACCAGTAAATGATCTGTCAGCAAAGTCAACGTATGCAACACCTGCACCTGTTCCAGATCCAATTGCTGTACCGTTATTAACTAGTGCTCCACCACCTGCTGCGTATTGACCAGATGCTCCAACTTCATTACCAGTTGTGTAAGAAGTAGTTGCTGAGTTTAGAGTAGCTGAAGAAGTATAAAGAGCGATTTTAAACTTGTCACCACCAGTTTGCTTGAAGTTATGTTCAGCTTCCAATAATTCTTTTTTAAAAGAATTAGCAAGTGCTTGTGTTATAGCCATAGTTTATATCTCCTTATATTATTTTCCGCCGACACGAGGAACACCAGATTGATATTCATCACGTCGTCTTCTTCCCATTTGTTCTATTGAGAAGCCTTCTGCTACTTGTTTATACCTTCCTTCGTATAATTGCAAGAGATCATTTGGCCCCTTTAAAAAAGAAAATGCTTCAACTAAGCATGCATACAAAAGTCCATTGGGAAAATACGTACTTATGTATGTAGTTGTATTTGTACTTGATAAACCTGGATCTTTCAAGATATAATTTAATTGAATTTCATAAGTTGAGTTTGGGGTAGGAGCTAAAACAATAGTATTTTGATCCCACATACCATAATATTTTGGCTCTCCTGTAACTCCTGTTGAGTTATACTCAGACATAAAACTAGTATCTCTATACTCTAAAAAGTTTCTAGTAGAACCTGACCCACCATTAACTATTTGAGCTGACCTTACCACCAGTAAATTATCAGGAGTATCTATAAATCTTTGTGAAGCAACTAAATTAGCTGTCGCATATCTTCTATTATTATCAGAGTCTACATCTCTAAATATTCTAAATTCTGCATTCTCAATTATACCATCTACAATCGTAGCAGTTAAAACATTACTATCTACTTCTGTATAGTCTCTAATTTTTTGAACTAGTTCTGCGTATGTCATTATGTTGTTACCGTCACTCTTCCTAATGTAATAGTTGCCTGTCTTCTAGCATTTACTGCAGAGCCATTATCAGGAACCATACCACGGTTTGATTCAAATGCAAAGGGTGCAGGTAAAGTTAAATCTACAGTCATAAATCCACCATCTCCTGATGCCTGAGTAAAAATTTGTGGTCTAGCATTTCTCAAACCTTGTCCATCTGCAGTAGTTGGTTTTGGTTCTAGTTGTGGATGCTTTGGATCAAATTCAGAAATATGTACTCTTAGACCATCCCATTGTATAACCATTTCTTGATATGGAAATGCTTGACCTGATTGGTCAGAAATAAATTGTGCATATTTTCCTTTTGATAAATTAGACATTTGGATAATAAGTTTTTGGGGTTATAAAAGAACTTGAAGGTGAACCATCTTCTTCTAATGCTCTTTTTAATTCATCTTCATAAAGTAATTTCATTTGTTGAACTAATTCTGGTTTAAATTTTTGTGATAAATAATATGCAAGTCCTGATACCATACAAGGAACAAATCGATATGGAACATCTGCTTCATTTGTATAGGCTCCTGCATCCTGAATCCTACTAACATAATAATAGTTTAACAGGTTTCCGGCTTCAGTGCTTCCGGGAGTTAAATATAAAGTGATTGTAACTTTATCAATAAATCTTTGTACGAAATATTGTGTAGGTACACCTGTTTGAGTTTTATTTGAAAGACCTTGATATGCTGATCTATTTATTTTTGTTAATGGAAAATCGACTCCAGATGAATTTCTGTATACTGCTTCTAATATATCATCAACACCATAGATTGCTGTTGCATCTGAAGTACCATCAGCTGTTGATCGATACATTGTATAAGTGGATTGACCAGAAACTAATGTAATAGAATTATTACCAACTTCCCAAAAATGCAAACCTCTGTTAGCCCATTCTTGAAACATTATGTTTAAAGAACGTCTTGCTGTTTTTATATCATTACCTGAATAATCAAATCTGCCTAAACGTTCATAAGCTTCAGTAATTATATCATCAATATAAAAACTTGTTTCAAAAGTTGTTGTTCCAGAAGTTGCCATTTAAACTCCTATTTGTCTAACAATATTGTCGCTGCTGTTAAACCTGATATTGCATTTACAGTCATAAAACCTTTAAATAAAATTCCATCTTCTGGAAGATTAAA